GTTAAATGGGCTAAGTGCCTCTTGTCCTGCTGTTACAGAACCTGCTGTGTCCGCATAGCGAACTCTTAGTGTATGAATTTGTCCAACTGGGCCTGTCATAGGCTGTACACCAACGATCTCGTTAGCGATAACTGTTGGCATTACACGTCTGATAACTGGAAGGATAACTTTGTTAAGAGTTGCAACGTTACCTGCATTAGTAGCACCAGCACTTGCTGATTCCATTAATGAAGAACGAGTGTTCTCTAACACGGTTTCCATAACAGTTTTCTTATTACCTGTAAGACCGTCAGTAAGGGCCTCTTTTGCGGCTGTCCAATTTGACTCAAATAATGCGTCTGCCATTTTCTAAACTCCTTACGCTTAATTTAAACCGGCTAGTTTTTTTAGGTCTAGGATAGTTGCCTGTGTATCTTTTTCAGAAACACTTTCTGTTACAACATCTTTGTTACCTGTTACCACAGTCTTCTGTGAGTTTTCTTTGATGATCTGTTTTGAAGCAGGTGCATCATCGATAACTGCTGGCAAGTACTTGTTGAAAGATTCTTGAAGTTTTTCAGTCTTCACGCCGGTAAGCAAATCTTCCATAACGCCTTTCTTATCTTTTGATAATGGAGCGAGTAACTTTGCCATAACTTTTTCACGCTCAGCAAGGTCCTGTGCTACCTTTGCTTTGCGCTGTGCTTCCTCAATTACCTTAACTGATTCTTTGAGTGCTTCATCACGTTTTGTGATTTCTGCCTTCATTTCTTCAATTTTGGCATTGAGTTTGCTTAACTCTGTTCCTTCAGCCAATTGTGATGTCATAAATTCAGCGGCAAAAGATTCGAATACCTTACGACCAAACTCATTTTCACGAGCGGTTTTAATGTCTTCTTTAAGTTGTCCAATCTCACCTTTAAGTGCAGATTCAACAACTGTTTCAATCTTAGTTGCGGCTTTCTTAATGAAATCCTTCTTGGCTTCAGCAATAACTTTCTTACCTTCTCTGACAAGTTTAACTTTAGTTTCTACCAAGTCACGCTTATCATCGTGGAACTCTTTAAGTTCCTTTGTAAGTTGACGAAGAACAAATTCTTCTAACTTCGCAAATTTGTCTTCTTGGGCCTTGCGATCTTCTCTCAGTTCTGAAATCTCTTTCTTCAAAGTCTCGAGGATAAACTGATCAAGGATTTTTGAGTGCTCTTTAATGTTTTTAGTGTAATCAACTTTTGCTTTAACAAGATCCATCTTGTCTGTTGCAAACTCTGACAACTCTTTCTTGATAACATCATCAAGCATTTTATCCATTGCTTCTACAATCTGCGTTTTGTCATTTTCATAACGTGTTGCAAATTCTTCACGCAATTCAGCGGCAACTTTTTCTTTTGCCTCTGCCAATTTACCTTCCCAAGCCTCTGAGAGAGTAGTCTTTACTTCTGCTGAAAGATTATCACTGCCTAATAGTTCTTCGAAAGCATCAGCCATAGTTTAATCTCCTCAGTATTTTAGGTCCTGAATAAATCTTAAGACCTCATTCTGGAGGTGCTTTTGTGCCTTTACGTCATACTTGACCGCTTCAGCAACACCCATTAAGATGTTACCTCTTCTATGTCGCATAATGTTTTCATAGATTGGATCAGGATATGCATTTGGCGCACTTGGATTAGCAACAATGTCAACAGTAATAATTTCAAAGTCAGAAACTTTTCCATTAGCACCTACATTGCCACTTCCTCGTGAACTTACGCCGAGTTTAACTCCTGCTTCTAACATGGTTTTACAGATATTACCCATTGGAGTTGGCAAAATTTTCAACTTACCAATTCCATCAGCACCATTCATTGACATTTCAGTAATCATGTGTGACACTCTGTCAATGTTGACTTGTAAGTCGTCTGGGTGATCTGCTTCACCAAGCACGGAGTACCCGTCTGTTATACGTTGTTGTATATTTTTTACGGCTTTGGTTATCTCTGTTACAGGATAATTTCTGCCGTTTTCATTAACAACATCGCCTTGGATGAAGATGCCCTTCATATACAAAGACTTACCATCTTCACTGGCTTCAGTGACTATGCCTGCCTTTCCGTATGTTAGGTGTTCTCTAAGAGCAATCATCTTCTATTACCTTACGAACCAATTGGCGATTTGCTATTGTCTGTACCGTCTTTGTGATCGGCTTTAACTTCGCGCATCTCTGGCTCTGTTGTAGCACCCATTTCTTGTGCTTTTGGTGCTGTTGCACCTTTTTCTTCTGAGCCAGCAATGTCTACTGCCTTGCCACCCATGTCGTTTTTGCTAGCCACTGGTGATTTTTGTGCACCTGCGTCTGCGCCTACTGGGTCACTTGGTGTTTTAACTGCACTCAATGATGCGGCTTCTTCAAGATCTTCAAAGTCTTCTTCTAATGACTCGTCTGTTGATTCGTCTTTAGATTCTTCCATCTCATCATCTTCTTCTGCTTCTGCTTCATCTTCAGCAGGAGCATCGCCTGTCATTGCCGCAAATGCTGTTTTTAGTTCAGCCATTGCGTCATCAACATTCATCATAGCATCTTTAACTTCTTCTTCTGCTTCTGCGCCGTCACCAGCGTCATCAGCAACGTCCATTGATGCTTCTAAATCTTGAGCGGCTTCTTCGTCATCCATGTCTTCTTCTGAAAACATTTCTTCCGCTTCAATCTCTTCTTGATCTGCACTGATATCGTCGGCTAAATCCTGTTCTGGATCACCACCGATTTCTTCAGTCACATCCTCTTCAACGCTCTCGTCTGACTCGACCAGTTCTGCATAGATGTTTTTTGCTTTTTCAACAAACACATCATGTAACAGTTCGCCGGCCTTATCATTATCTTCGTTTACGAGCATTTCAAGGAC